ATATCCTAAAACTAATTTGTTTATTTTGAACGAATCAGAAATTGGGATTGAATCATTAAAAGTATTACAAGATGGTGGTTTATATCAAGTTTTATCACATCTTATTAAAGCTCCTATTTCTATATCAACATGGGGTGGGTTATATAAAAAGTTTGTGCATCCAGCAGGATTTTATCTTGGTGCCGAAGTTCAAATATCAAATGTTGCGGTTGCTAATCTTAATGCTATCGAGGTAATTTTTGATTCAGCATCTAATGTGGTTGATATAACAGAAATAGCATCGGTTGTGCCACTTACATTTAGCTCAATTTCATTGCTTGATAAAATGGGCGCAACAGATTATCTTGCCGATCCAAACACGGGCGATGTATTATCACTTAATGTTCGTACCGGAATATTGGAAAATGCTGGATCGTATGATTTAAAAGAAGCTAATGATTCTGATAAACCAATAATTCACACAAGGCTAAGTTCTACTGAAACAGTACGCAAATATGCAGCAGCAACAATTGCAGAATTAGCATTAGAATATGAAACAATTTCTGATTTGGCTAATGCAAGCTCACCAACAGTAGATCAAAGTTTAAACAATAATTTTGGTATTAATGTATCAAATACTTATGAAACAGTTGATCAAGAAGAATTCGTAAGATATGATTCAAATTAACTGTAAACTTATATAAATACAATTAAATAGATTCAAAAAGAGATATTTTAATGGCGCAAGAAATTATTAATATAGGTTCATCTGCTAATGATGGAACTGGTGATACTTTAAGAGCAGCAATGTCAAAATGTAATAATAATTTTACTGCATTATTTGGCGGTGGATTACTTGAATCATATACAGTAGCAACTCTTCCAAGTACACCCGTAACTGGGTCATTAATTTTTGTTTCAGATGGCGATACCGGTTTGCCATGTCTTGCAGTATATGATGGAAGTAATTGGAAAATTATTTCCCTCGGATCAAATATTTAGGAAAATACGAAAATGGCAGCAACAGTTACTGACAATTTGAAAAAAACTATACTTCAAGCTATTATTGATGATTTTACTGATGCTAGTAATAATTATTATATTGGGGTGGGTAGATCTGAGTACTGGGATAGCGGAGACGTTGCGCCGGTGGCTCAAAATCATATGGATGAACAAAGAAAATTCAGAAATTCGCTACAAGCAATTAAAAAAGTTAGAGGTGTTTCTTTCGTTGTACCTAGACAGAATTGGACTAGCGGCACAATTTATTCCGCATGGGACGACCGCCAGCAAGGATATCCGGCGCGCTCCTATTATGTGATGAATGCCAATTATCATGTGTACGTATGCTTACGGGCTGGCCGTGATAATACTGGAGCTTTAGTACCATCTGTTATAAATCCTACTGGCTCAAATAATGATCCATTCGAAACTGCTGACGGATATGTTTGGAAGTTTATTTATACAATTTCAGAAATTAATGCAAAATATTTCTTATCGGCAGGTTATATGCCAGTGTCAAATGTAGAATTACAACCAGACTCAGACGCATCTGGAATAACATTAAAACAATGGGAAATTCAGCAAGCCGCAAATTCATATATGCTATCACAAGTAATAGTAACTGCTGGTGGATCGGGTTATACTTCTGCCCCTACTGTTAGTATTATAGGTACTGGGCATGAAATTGATGCTGGTGATCATTTAGCGGCTACTATTGATAGCGCAGGCACTGTAACTAAAGTAGAAATTGTTAATGAGGGTTCTACATTAAATTATATGTGGAATCTCGAAGGAACATCATTAGAATTTACTGGTGGGGGTGGATCTGGGGCTGCGGCGCGTCCAGTAATTTCATCTGCTGCCGGGTTTGGAGCAGACGCAAGAGAAGATTTAAAAGCATCTGGCTTAATGTTTAATAGCAAAATTGAAGGTGATGATGTAGACTTTATTACCATGCAAGATTTTAGACAAGTCGGACTTATTAAAAATCCTACATTAATAAATAGCAACACATTATTTACTAATGAAACTGGAAATGCATTGGATCATATGACATTGCAAAGTATTTCTGTGGCTTTTTCTCCAGATAAAACTATACAAGGCTCAACATCAGGTGCTCAAGCATATATTGATAGGGTTGTTAATGGCGCAGTATCAGATACTCCTCCACATAAAATTTATTTCCATCAAAATGAAGAAACTGGATTTAAGCAATTTACAGCCGGTGAAAATATAACAGAAATTAATGGTCCAGGAGTTGGGGTGTTATCATCGGGAGCCTGGAGGGTTGATGGAGAATTTGATCCAACAACAGGTGATATTTTGTATATAGATAATAGAGGTGCAGTAGAAAGAAGTGCATCTCAATCAGAAGACATTAAAGTAATCATCCAATTGTAAGAGATATAAGATACCATGGTAATAACATATTCAGAAAATGCATTTGAAAATCTATATCACGATGATTTTAGTGATAGTGCTGGTTTTCAAAGAATTTTATTTAATCCGCGCAAAAGTCTTCAAGCTCGTGAATTAACACAGTTACAAACCATTCTTCAAAATCAAATTACAAAATTTGGTCAAAATATTTTTAAAGAGGGTGCAGCGGTCAATCCGGGTGGTTTATTTATTAATGATAAATCAGAATTTATTAAATTACAAGAAGACACCATTCCTGATGCAGTTGTGCTTAATGAAAAATTTTTAGGTCAAACTTCGAATATTGAATTTCAGTTAATTTCTGCTGAAGCAGCTGCTGGTGCAGATCCTGCTACAATTTATGTTAGATATACAAATAGTTTATCCGGCACTTCTGGGGCTTCACCTATTACTGTTTTGGCGGGTGAAACTTTAGTTGGCCAAACATCTGGTACTATTTTAACAGTACAAGCAACAAATACAATTGCTAATCCAGCTGTTGGTCTTGGAGTAAAAGTTTCTTCTAATGCCGGAAGTTTTTTTACACAAGGATTTTTTGTATACGCGCCTGCCCAAACTTTAATTGTTTCAAAATATAATAGAAATGCCACATTAGAAATTGGTTATAAAGTTATTGAAGATATTGTAACTGCTGATGATGATTCTTCTCTTTTCGATAATACTGGAGCAGTACCAAACCTAACAGCGCCTGGTGCTGATAGATTTAGAATTAGATTAATATTAATTGATAAAGCAAATATTGTAAATGGAGAAACATTTGTTTCTCTTGGAAAAATTGTTAATTCTAATCTTGTTAATTTAAATACTGGCTCTAACCAATATAATAAAATTAATGATTTATTAGCAACAAGAACAAACGAAGAATCCGGCGATTATTTAGTAACTCCATTTAATTTGGCATATGACTCAGCAACATCTTCTACATTAAAGCTTACTGTAAGTAACGGGACTGCTTATGTGAATGGTTATAGAGCAGAAAATCCTACTCCATCATTTATTACGGTTAATAGGGCACAAACAGCCGAAACTTTAAATAATAGCTCTATCGGTGTTGAATATGGCGATTTTGTAATTATTTCACAATTAACTGGTGTACCAGATATTGAATTTTATTCAGAAATAAACTTGGTATCGAGTGTTGATGGGCTTGCTTCAAATGCAATTGGTACTGCTCGAGTAAGATCTATTGATAAAGTTGGTGATGGCACATATAGATGTTATATTTTTGATCTTAAAATGAATACTAATCAGAGCTTTAGAAATGTTAGATCTATTGCTTCAGCCGATGCATCTTTCCTTGGTGTTATACAGTTATCAGAGGGTATTGCTAAAAGAAATAATACTAACCTTGCTAATTTATTATTTCCATTACCTAGAACAAGGCCGCAAGAATTATCCGATATTTCTATGCAAGTCCAGCGAAAATTTACCGGTACAACCGACGCCACTGGACAAGCAATTATTAGTTTGAGTGATGTTAATGAATCATTCACAAATGCAAATGATTGGATTATTTCTGTAAACGGTGTAATTGATACAAGTGTAGTAATTAGCGGTGGTAATACTTCACAAGCTATAATTTCTGGATTAGCTGCAACACAAACCTTTAATATTTTGGCCTATGTAGCAAAATCATCAGCTACCGCAAAAACAAAAAGTTTAACAAATTTAACACAAGCTATTACTTTAAATGCCGCAGATTCTGCTGGTATTGTATATGGAAGTGTTGGCGTAGCTGACGTTTTTGAATTTACTAGCATAACTCAAGATAGTGCA